ACGCTCTCTTAACTTAGCTATATCCCCAATAAGCTCGTCACGTTGCTTCTTGTACTCATCACGTTGTTTTCTCATCTTCTTCAACCTAGCTTCCGTTACGCCTATTTGGAATCCTGTTTCATAGTTCATTCTGTTACCTCCAATAAATGAGATGATTCAAATATGTTGCCTTTAACTTCTACCTCGTGTCTATTAATGATGAGGTTTAGAGAATAAAGCCCTTTGTCGTAACCGTATCCATGCATGTCATCTTCAACGCCAAACATACCGTTTTTAAAAACAATTCTTGCATTCGGTCCAATTCCTTCTAGCACATTAACTTTCACTATATCGCCTTCGAATATCTCCACACCATTCACATCTTTAACTCCTGTAGATTGCATGAGTTCAACAGATGAATGCCATCTTTTATGATTTTCCTTACCGTTAGACTGTACTCCAGCTAAACGAATAATTCTTGCACCTTTGCTACTAAAATCAATAGCACTTACTTTGTGCATTTCCTTACCTAATTTATCCCACGCTCTAAATTTCGGCATCATACTACCAACTCCCCATCTTTCCAAATTAACGTCATCGTCATATCATCGTTTAAGATATAGAATGCTTTGGTAGGCAAACGTCTACCATATAAACATTCTTTTATACTAGTGTTTGCATATAATACGGTTTCATAGACTCCTCCTTCCATCTCGTACATTTCAAACAACTTATCAAATACCGTGTCTTTGGTTACTTCTTTTTCAATATCAACTATGAAGGGGATATCAATTGGAATAAAACTTGACGTCGAACACTTATTTGTATTTGGATGAAAACGAACGAATCCATCACTAAATCCTGTTGAAAAAAATATTTTCCCTTGTGATAGCTCCGGATTTTCTCGCGCCCATTTAATTAACTCGTCTAATAGCATTTCTTTTTTAACTTTGATTTTCATTGTTTCCATCTCCTCTAAAATAAAGTTAGTTGCTTCTGTTCCTCGTATTCCAAACCATGTTGCTTTATATATATTCCGAGCTCTTCCGCTGTATCAAATGTCTTTTTCACACCTTGCCAATCTGGTACGATATGCCCATGAAAGTAATAAGTGCCGTTTACTACATGAGTATGAGCCACTCGCTCGTTATCCTGATACAGATATCTCTTAGATCCGAAAAAATGGTTTAAGTATTCTTTGCGTGCGTTATCGGTTTTAGGCATTTATGCTTCCTGCCATTTCTTAAACATTTGGTTATAAGTATTATCAAACCAGTACGGATCACGTGAATGTTTTTGTGGTACATTAAACAAATGTGGTTTCCTCTTACGTAGTTCAACCTCTTTACGTCGTTGCCTAGCTATTTCACGTTCTTTGCTCTCTCGTTGCATAATTCTGGATAATACGATTTCTTTATACTCAGCTAAGCGCATGCCATAAGGTGCGTTTAAGGCTTCTAACAACGCCCAGCCACCACGTACTCTTTTTGCAACCATTCCAGGAGTTAACCCGTTCTTTTTTATCAATTCATTTTCATGTTCGGTAAATTTATATGGTTTACCGTTAATCTTCACGACACTCATTTATTCCACCTCTACATTTACATTTCTAATTTTTAAATTGTCATACTCTAGTAATTCGTCTGGATTGTTATATAAGTAATCTGCCAGCGCTTCTTTTTCGATATCCACATCATCAAAATACTGATATTCAACTTCTGTAGGTATCCTTATATCAATCGTTGCGTTTATATATGCTTGCTGTTGCATTAGATCACTTCCTCAACTCGCATGATTATTTTTGGTTCTAGTCCATAACGCTTTGAGCTAGTTATTTCTGTAATTTGGTTATCGTCTTTCCACACATGACCATTACATGCGTCTAATACTGTTTTAATTAAGTTATCGATATCCGGCTTAGTCACTTTATACTGTCCAACCATTTCACTTTTCTTTTTCTTCGACCATGATTTAAGTAATGGAAAGTAAAAGTCTAATTCGATTTTTAGTGCGCGCTCTAGATTTAACTTAGGCATTTGCCCTTGTATATACGCTTTATGATTTGTATAAGCTGTTGGCATGTATGTTTGAACAAATCTACCTGTATTACGAAAGCGTGGACGAGGCGAGCCCATAGGTGCCTCGAACGTTTCGTTAAATTTAATTTCTATTTCCATGTGCCACCTCTAAATATCAAATATCGTTGCTTGTAATCCTAGTTCTTGCTCATATAGAAGCCCGTGAGCGCCTTTGAATCGTTTTAGGTCACTATCAGTCATAATTTTCTTTTCGTCGCTGAAATGGGCTCCTGTGAGCGAATAAACTTCATTTACGTTGTCTTTATACTTGATGACCTTAATATCTTCCGTGCCATCTTCTCGGTATAAGTAATATTTTTCTTTCGGCATTTTTAACACTCCTTAATATTCGACGATAGCGGGGCGTGTATGACGTTCTGCAAGTTTTTGGATAAATAGGTCGTACAACCTATTTTCATCGCCCTGTGCCTCATCTATGAGTTTCTGAGCGTACATATCTGTACACTCAAGTTTAGTTTTTAAAAATTCTTTGGTTACCATGCATCTCGCTCCCTGAAATCGTCTCCGATTACTCTTACTTTTCTCGCATTGTGTTTCATTCTTGAATTGATACGTTGCCAGTTCATATTTTGATTTAGTTCTTTATCACTAAAGTTAGTTGTAAAGATGTTGTTTTTACCTACTCTGTTATCAACAATGCTGAAAAGTTTATTTAAAGTGTGCTCTGTGTTTTCTACACCCATATCATCTAGTACAAGTAAATCAATATCACTTAGCAATCTGACTAGCTCGTCTGTAGTTTCAACTGCATTTTTGTTGTATGTCGCTTTGATACGATCCATCAACATTGGTATATGCATAAAAGCAACCGTATGCCCTTTAGCTTTGACTGCTTTTGCGATAGCGTATGCTAGGTGGCTTTTACCAGTTCCGTATGAACCTTGCAATATTAATGATTTTGGTTCTTTTGTAGAGAAGCCTTGTACGTACTCTATTGCTGTTTGTTTAGCGTGTACTTGTTTTTCATTTTGTGGCTTGTAGTTTTTGACTGTTGCATCTCTTAAAGACGGATTAACGTTTGATTGATTGAATATGTTGTTTATCTTCCGTTGCTTGTTTCGCTTATATTCCTCATAGATTTCACATTTGCAACCGTCTTTATACTCGTAACCATTCGGGTGTTTTTTAGTAGGAGCAAACTTATATAAGTCGTATTCACTTCCACATCTCTCACATTTCAATCCTTTTTCGACATGAGTAGGTTGATATTTTTTCAAGCTTTCGTTTATCTTTTCGCTGAATAGTGGTTTCATAATATCCCCCTAATCCCAATAACTTTCGTCGTACTTCATGCGTTCCAATTGATCTATGCCAGTTGGTTGTGCTTTTTGATTGAGGTACCCCTCAAATTTATTGCCAAAAAGTGTTTCTGGTCTAAGGTATTTATCGCTATCCGTGTTTAGCCACTCAGCTGTTTTGATATCAATCACCTTTTTAAAATCCTCCAACCTAAAATCTTGATTCCATCTTGCTTTAATAAAATCTTTTGATTTAGCTGTATTGTGTTTAAAATGCTTTCCTGTTTTTTTGTTTAAGTATTCGATAATTTCTTTATAGGGAATGGAATACACAGTCGGGTTGCCCGACAATATACTTCCATCATTATTAGTATTGTTATTATTAGTTAAATCATTATTAGTACTATTATTATTAGTAGTACGCCCTTTTCGGTTTTCCGTTTTTCCGTTTTCCGAAAACCCGTTTGCCGATAATCCGTTTGCCGAAAATGGCATTTCGGTTGGTTTTTCGTAAACTAAGTATTCAAAACCTTTAAACACACCGTTTTCAGCTCTTTTTTGTATTCTGTGAACATATTTATTATCCATAAGTTCTTGAACGCCACTATTGATTGATTTTTGTCCATCATTCATATGTTTAACTACTTCTGACGTGTATATTTGCCAATTGTCAGGACGACTTAGGAAATACAATAATATCCCTTTAGCTTTAGCACTTAAATTACTATCGAACACAAAAGATTTATGCACAGTTACAAAATCGCCACTTTCTTTTATCGTTCTAAATGTTGCCATTTCGTTATCTCCTTTCTGGTATAATTTTGTTATCGCTATTGCGTTAGATTGGGGGTGAATAATTATGGATCCTATTTTAGGTAAAGGTATTGATAAAATTATTGAAGGCGCATCAAAAGGGCCTGTAGAAACATTCTCTAAAACTTGGGAACTTGTCTTTGGGAAATTCCACCTTTATGTGGATAAAGTTATTTATCAAAGAGAAGTAGAATTTGAAAAATTCAAAGAACAATTTAAAAAAGAAATATCTTCTGTACCTGAAAATAATTTACAAGAACCACAATTTTCTCTTCTAGGTCCTGCTCTAGAAGCTTCAAAGTTTTACATTAGTGAAAAAACTTTAAGTAATATGTTCGCAAAACTAATAGCATCATCTATGGATGACAGAAAAAACTCATTAACCCACCATTCATTTGTTGAAATAATTAAACAATTATCCCCAAATGATGCTATTCTTTTAAAACATTTAAAGAATCACGAAGTACATCCTGCCGTTAAATATAGAGCGGTTTTAAACCCAAAGAATGACGGTATGAATATATCGGACACGTTAATAAAAGACTCTCCGTTAGATATAGAATCAACCGAAATTTCAATTAATAACCTAGTAAGGTTAGGGGTTTTAAATGAAACTTTTGACATGTCTTACTTAACAAAAAAAGGAATTTATAATAAGTTTTATGCTCCTCAGTTTTTAAATCACTTTAATAAGATTATAGAAAAACAAAGATTTGTTTCGGGATTAGAATTTGTTAAAAGAATGTTAAAGTCAGGACACAACCTAGAAACAATAAGTAAACTTTCTGGCATTGAATTTGAAGTATTAAAGTTACATTACAGCCCCTGGGTAATAGACATCAAAAAAGGCTCAATTAGTTTGTCCGCCTATGGTAAAGCTTTTGTAAAAACCTGTATTAACTAAACGGAGATTTTAAAATTTTCTCCACTTTTACAGCATGCATAGCATTTCTAATCTCTTCCGCCAAGATGACGATTAGGAGTGCTATTTTTATTATTCTTAGTCTATTCATTCCTTTTTCTCTCCTTTCAACATTTTATTGAGCCTCTCATCAACTTTTATCCACGAGTCATGCAAGTGGTATTTATCATCAAACGACTTAACGCCAATCGCATGTTGCTCGTTGTGATGTTCGCGACATAACGCTAATACATGTTTGTCATAGTGGTTCATTTTGTTTCTGTTCATGCCTCTGCCGACTGCTTCATAATGTGCCAGGTCTGCGTGAGGCTTTCCGCATATTACACAGTTGCGGTTGATTGTAGCCCAATATAATAACGCTTTATCTTCGCTTAACAACTTACTCGTTTCTACACTCATAGGTATTTGATGATGAAACATAAACGCTATAATCAGTTCTATTAACTCCCTTGCAACTTTCATAGAACAGTCGCGCAGACTGATTTCTTCATAACCTTTCATAATTTCCAATTCTGTTTGTAATAATTTTCTAGTTGATTCTACTGGTTCGCCCCAGTGAAGTTCTATATCTCTACACATTGCGAATATTTTTTTGCGTTGTTCTATAGATAGTTTTTTATTGTCCGGAACCTCTACTTCTGCTTTTAGTGGATATCCGTTTTCTAGTAAGTCAATGTGACTTTGTTCAAGTTCAACACCAGTAGCAACGACGGAATAAGTACCGTCGTTATCTTTCTGGTATCTTGTAATGTATTGCATTTAAACCACACCTTAAAACGCTAAATCTTGGTCGTCATATCCAAATTGGCCACTGCTTTCAAATGGATTGCTTTGTTGAGACATTGATGTTTGTTGTTGTGCCCCGTTATTTTCTTCAGCTTTTTGCTTATCTGTCTTCGGAATAGGTTTGTTAACAACATCATCGCCCTTTTTGTAAGGTTTAATAAATGAAAAATCCGTAAAATACTTACCTTCATCTTCATTGAATTTCCATTTCAATACCAAGTGACAAAACTTACCAATAAGATCATTGGTATCAAAATCTAAGCTAGGAAGATTTAACTTAATACCTAATCGAGTAACTAATTCAATCAATTGTTTTTCTTGGAAATCATATTTATACGGCGGTACAAATTGATTATGTTTATATTGTTTGCCTTCATCATTTTCAAATACGATTGTGAAATATCTATTTTCTCTATCATTGAATTCAATATTTTTAACTTTCACTGTGAATTCTCCAGCTTGAAACCCTGCTGAGCCGTTATAAAACTTTTCTTGATTTGTTTCTTTAGTAAATTGCGCTTGTCCTGTGATTTTCATAATTTTTATACCGTCCTTTTAATTAATTTTTAATTACCATTTCTAATTGCTTGTACAACATCGTTAATACTTGGATTAATGAAACGTTTGTTGTTAATTTTGATGTTGCTTGAGTGTCTTATCTTTGTCTCGAATAAATTTGATGGTTCAGCGTTAAGTACATATTGATAAGTTTTTTCGCCGTCTTGCTCATGTTCTTCTATTGTCATTCTTGCTAACACGTCAGATTGACTGATGACTGCTTTTTTTATTTGGTCTTGTGCCTCTATCGTGATTGTTGGATTGATAGTACTTCCCTCATCATCTTTGTCTTTGTTAATGCCCTCGTGTCCGCTTATAGCAAGATGAAATTGATAATGTTCTTGTAATTTAGAAATATAACGATAAATACTTACAATGCGTGTAGCACACTCGCCCCAATCATTAAATGTCGGTTTCTTTGATTTACCGTCCATGATGTCGTCCATAGTGATATCACGTAACTTTTGGATTGTTTCAATCACTAAAACATCAATTTGTTTTCCGTTTTCTCTTAGTTGTTCAATAATTTTAGGCAGCATTTTAATCACTGCACTAAAATGCTTATAATTCTTAATCTGCACAACTGCCCCATCTTCTGTTACCGTTGTTCCGTCCTCATTTATATCTAGTACTAAGGCATTGTTATCTTTTGTTAAAAACGTAGTTTTACCAGTACCGAACTTGCCGTATATCGCAAATTTATAAAACTTGTTTGCATTTTGTTTGCTGATGTCTTTTACACCTAGTTGCGTTAAAATATCGACATCTTGATTAGTTTGTTCAGTCATGTTCTACCTCCTCGTACTCAATAGTTTCTGTCACTGTTTTCTTGATTGCTTTGTGATAATCCATATTGATACTCGCTTCTTCCATACCGTTAAACTCCCTAGCTCTATTTCTATTTGTGGAGTAACTAACATCTGAATTGTTATCAGTTGGTTTGTTAGTTATATAAATTGGCATATCCCTATGACGGATGATATAAGTTACAGTCTGATTCATAGCGACCTCCTACCATCTCATGACTAAGTTAATTAGTCTGTCCTGTTCGTCTGTGTTCTCTTCAATCCATTCATCTATTGCTTGGTTGAATAAGTCTGATGCCATATCTAAGTCATTCTCATCTACGACATAAACATGTTTAATTGGTACGTTGTTCATATCTTTAACTTGTATTGATATGCCCATATGACCTTTTAAAATGAATAGCTTAAAATCGAATCCGTTAACATGAATATTTTTGCGTATGATTTCGCCTATTTCGTAATACATCTTGACTTCCTCCGTTTTTCGTTTTATATTGAACATGAATTTTTTCTTAAGTGTTTTGTTTGATACTGTTACTTGTTGGCGCAAGTAGCAGTTTTTTTATTCTTCATAAAAGTATTCTTTATAAAATATGAATGTTGCGATACTTGCGAATCCCGCAATTGACCACGCTGTAGTGAAGTATAGAAACGGCATGAGTACAATCGCTAAGACTGTGAAGCATAATACTGCTAATAGATAGCTTTTATAAATGTTACTCATTTTCTTTTTTCAACGCCTCCATTATTCTCTCGTCTGACAAGCCGTGATAAGGGAATTTTTCTCTAGCTAATTGGACTGGTATTCTGCCTCGAATCGCAATGTAACCTTCGTCTTCAAGCTCTTTATTCAGTTCTCTTATTATTTGTCCTGCTTTGGATTTAGAAACAGATAAAATTACTGCAAGTTCTTTAGCTTGCAAACTATTTTTTATCATATCTATTCCTCCTTTTTATTTTTGTGTTGTGTATAATTTAGTTATCTCCTAGTGAAAGGAGGTGATAAGTATGGAATTTAATGATTTTCAAAATTTCTTTGGTGAACTTAGTAATCAAGCCGAAAAAGAATTCGGTGGTGACAGTGACTTTTTTAGAGATAGAATAAATAAGTTGAAAGAAGATGCTCCTGAAAACGTATCTTACGAAATTATTTATTCAATAGCTTTATACGAAAGCTTAAAAGCTCAACAAGATATGAAAATTTTGAATACAGTTAAATATCTTTTAAATCGTGACTAGCAATATCCAACAATGATTTGCTCTGAGCATTATTAATTTTTGGATAATCAAAATTTCTAAGTTTAAATCTTGTGTTTTTCTCAATCTTCCAAACCTTCCAAGTCGCAACTGCCATTGTGATGAGGAAGGTTGTTTTGTATAGTGTGTTCATTTGTTTATGCTCCTTTCGTGTATAATGTTGTTTAAGAGGTGCATTGCTCGGGTTATAGTACTTTAAATTCAACACCGTCTATTTGAACGAACAGATTATCTAAATCAGGGATTTGTTTTTTATATAAACCAAATCTTGATTTAATATCTTTTAATAAATAGAGATTCAAATCTCCAATTGATAATAGTTGTCTATTACCTGCTTCGTCATAGTAGTAATAAATGACTTTTTTGTTTTGATCTTCCATTTGCTGCGCCCTCCTGTTAAGCAGTTACGTTAGCTTCATAACCGAATTCAGTCATGATTTCATGTATTTTCAATCTACCTTTTTGTGTCCATCTAGTTTGTAAAACTGTGTCTTCTCTACCGTCAGAGCGTACAATTGGTATAGTGTCTGATTCTGTGTAACTCTTGCCCATGTGTTCTGAGTAAAGCACCCACTGTTTATTCACTTTTCGTTGTAATCTAGCTTCGTGTAGTAGTTTGTTTAACTTTTGTGCTGATATACCGTAGTCTGCCGCGATTTGAGTTGTAGCTAATGTTCCAGTTGACTTTAAGATTTCATCTACATAGTCTGCTTTGGGTTTTAGCTCTCCAATTTCTTGTTGTAAAAGTAAGTTTTGCTCTTTTTCTTTCTTATACTCAGTCAACACTGTAATGATGTAGTCTGGATCTTTTAATGTTTGTTCAATTACATTGTCTGTTGCGTATATACCGTGTTTGCGAATAGCTGGTAGGACATCTGATGTTACCCATCGTTTGAATTTCCGAGCGGTTTCTCTGATTTTTTCGTTTTTGCTTTGTTTAGAAGCATCGAAGATTAGACTGTATAATCCTGATTCGTTGATAATGATCATATTTCTGTTTTGACCTGATGCACTAAATTGGTGCGTCAGCTTGTCCTCGCTATCAACATGATTTCTAATGGCATTGTCTGATCTTGCATATCCTAAAATCTCAGCAATATCTTTTCCTACAAAATAAGGTTCGTTTTCAATTTCTACTGTTCTTACTGGTAGCTCTTTAAAATTAAATGTTTGTAATGCTTGCATTTGAGTATCCTCCTTTTTCCTCAACACCCACATTCAGCAGACGGTTATCGCAATGACTATCGAATGTATTTAAACGCGGCTCATATCATCGCCAGCTCTCGCTCACATCTGCTCAATGTGGATGTTGATAAGCGTGGTTATATTAAGAAGTGAATGTTACTGATTCACTTTCCGCCACTCTGTTAAATCAGTAACTTTGTTATCGCTTTCAACACCGTTAAGCTTGTCTAACGCTTTCACTACTTTTTGGAACTCTTTGATAGCACTTCGTAGCTTTTTAGTAATTTCATCTTCTACCATTTCCAAACCAGCAAATGCGTCTTCGTTATTCATGCTTAGATGTTTGTTGAAAAGATCTCGAGTGTATCTTATTTCTTTAAGTGATTTATCATAAGCTTCAATTTGTCCTGAAAGGTTATGATATTTTAGTTGTAGTTTTACTAATTTTAATGATTGGTCTTGCATTTGTTATGTCTCCTTTAAGATGTTTGTTTGCGTTTCGTGTACTTTGTGGGTAAAAAAATATCTCCAATATTTTCGTCAAAAAAATCAGCGATAATAAACATCTCATCATTCTTAAATTGATGCTTTCCTAATTCTTTTAAACGATAACCTTCAGTTGATATATTCAAGAGGTTTGCTAAATCTTCTTGAGTACACTTTCTTTCTTTTCTCAACTTTATTAAATTCCATTGCATGTTGTCACCTCCCGCTTACAAAACCTACTATACACGATACGTGTACTTGAGTCAACATAAAAGTTTGCTTTTCGTGTATTTTTTTGTTGAATACCAAAAATAATTGGGTTATACTATAGGTAAATTTAAGGAGGTAAGAAAATGGATAAAAAAGAATTAGCGAAATTTATAGGCAATAAAATCAGATACTATAGAACCAAATTGAACTTAACTCAAGATCAACTTGGAGAAAAACTCAACACTAAAAAAGCTACTATTTCAAATTATGAGACAGGGTACAGAACTCCTAAACAAGATGATTTGTTTGAAATTGCTCATATTTTAAATATCAGTATCGATGATTTGTTTCCTACAAGAAACAATAAAAAAAACGACATCACTTCCATATACAACAAACTCACACCTCCCCGCCAAGAAAACGTACTTAACTACGCAAATGAGCAATTAGATGAACAGAATAAAGTCACTTCTATAGATGAATATAAAGAGTCTAAACTAGTATCGTATATTGCATGTGGTGCAACTGGTGCTGGCATAGGAGAAGAATTATATGATGACATATTGCATGAAGAAGTATTTTTTAAAGAAGACGAAACGCCATCAAATGCTGATTTTTGTATTTTAGTTAATGGTGATTCAATGGAACCTATGTTAAAACAAGGAACATACGCTTTTATTAAGAAAGAAGATTCTATTAAAGATGGTACAATTGCACTCGTTGTATTAGATGGAGTAAGTCTTATCAAGCGTGTAGATATATGCGAAGACTATATTAATTTGGTATCTCTAAATCCGAAGTATGATGATATCAAAGTCGCTTCGTTTAGTAATATTAAAGTAATGGGCAAAGTTGTATTGTGATTAATAACGCCTATGTGGCGCGAGGAGGATGAGGGATGGAAGAGAACGCACCTTTAGAAACAGCAGTTAATAATTTTAAAAAGATTCAAAATAGCGAGATTTACAAATTTAAATATATGAATTCATGGTGTCTTGAATATTCAGAGTTTTTATTGGATGAAGTTAGATTGTTAAAAGAAAACAAAAGTTACACCAGATATAAAAAAGGCACTATAATTTATGTAAAGTTAGGTGTTAATGTTGGCAGAGAGTTTTCTGGAAACCATTTTTGTATGGTACTTAATAATCACGATTCAAATAAAAATCCAATATTAACGGTAGTTCCACTTACATCTTCCAGAAGTAAATTCAATGTGCATATCGAAGAAGATTTGTTACCTTTAGTATTGGAAAAAATGGACGTAACGGGTAAGGATTTAGCTAAAAAAATCATGAACAATCTTGAAAAGGTGTCAAAAGCAGAAAACCCATACGATCAAAAATTACTTGATGAAAACAAATCGCTGAATGACGACTTCAAAAAATATTCGAAGGTTCGCAAAAGATATGAGCGATTCAAGTATAAAAAGACCTATGCTAACGTTTTAAATATCACTACAATCAGCAAGGATAGAATATCGAAAATTAATAGGTATGACCCTGCCGGAGAAATATCATATTCAAAAGAAACAGTAGATAAAATTGAAAATAGTATAAAAATTAGATTTCTTAGTTAAATCGCTTGAACTACACTCTCTTTGATGGTATATTACATATATACAAAACAAGCCGCTGAAATATTTGCGGCAAGCTTCAAATTAGACAAGTCGCTGAAATATTTGCGACATGAGAGGGTGCATCTGCGCTCTCTCTTTTTTTATACAATTTTCACGGGTAGCACGCCTACCCTTATTATTTTTTGCCAATTTTGAGGAGGGAGAAGCAAAATGCCAGTATATAAGGATGATAATACAGGTAAATGGTATTTTTCCATTAGATATAAAGATGTATACGGTAATAACAAACGAAAAATGAAGCGTGGGTTTGAACGTAAGAAAGATGCCAAACTAGCCGAAAGCGAATTTATACAAAATGTTAAATATGGATACTCGGACAATCAACCCTTTGAATATATATTTTTTAATCGTTTAAAAAATGAAAATCTTTCTGCACGCTCAATAGAAAAGCGAACTACAGAATATAATACTCACATAAAAGAAAGGTTCGGAAATATCCCTATTGGCAAAATCACTACTACGCAATGTACTGCTTTCAGGAATTATTTGTTAAACGATGCAGGTCTTTCTGTTGGCTATGCACGATCTGTGTGGGCAGGTTTTAAAGCAGTTATCAATTACGCCAAAAAGCATTACAAGCTCTTATACGACCCCACATTATCGGTAACTCCTATTCCCAGAACAAAACCACAAGCTAAATTTATCACTCGTGAAGAATTTGATGAAAAAGTAGAACAAATCACAAACGATACTTCTCGTCAGCTAACTAAACTGTTATTTTATTCTGGTCTTAGAATAGGCGAAGCTTTAGCTTTGCAGTGGAAAGATTACGATAAAATAAAAGGCGAAATTGACGTAAATAAGAAAATCAATTTAAGTAATAGAGAAATTGAATATAATCTAAAAAAAGAAAATTCTAAAGGGATAATACCTGTACCAAAATTAATTAGAGAGATGCTTAAAAACATGTATAATGAATCTTCTAAAAGATATAAATATTTTGACGAAAACTATTTTATATTCGGGGGGTTAGAACCTATTAGATACGTTACCTATTCGTATCATTTTAAATCTGTATTCCCGAATCTAAAAATACACCATTTAAGACACTCGTACGCAAGCTATTTAATTAATAATGGTGTAGATATGTATTTATTAATGGAATTAATGAGGCACTCTAACATTACAGAAACAATTCAAACGTACTCTCATTTATATACTGATAAAAAACATCAAGCTATGAACATATTTGATTAA